AATAAGCTTCTCCTGTTAGCTCTAAATATATTTCTGTCGCTTCTACTAAATCATAAAAAGTAAACAGCGGGTTTACATAATGCAACAAACTAATTGCTGGGTGCATATAAATCGGTGTTGTTCTCCTATCCTTTGTCGTAAAATCTACATTATACAAATTCAACTCTACAGACGCGACTTCTTGTGTAATTGCTGAGATGGCAGAATACGCATAGCCTGTGTACGCCTTTAAATAATCCTCAGATTTCCTTGGAGGTGGTTGGGGAAATGACCTCACCGTAGATGAGTCGAGGTGTATTTCTTTTTTACTTGTCTTTGCCATATGCTTCTATATTATCATTTTACTGCTAAAAAGCGAATTATAAAATAAACATTTCTGGTTGATTGTATAGTAAATCCGCATACGCTATCATCAACGCGTCCGCTTTATCTGGTGAACCACCAATACGTTTTTTCATCTCCGACTTGGGTTCAATCTTTATTTTTCTTTCACTACCATATTTATATCTTATCTCCGTCAATTCTTTCTTCAGCTCGGCATCATTTGGTATGCTGATTCTACTTTTTCCTTTAACTGGTTTAAACTGCTCTCTCAAATTCCAATACAATTCCGCCCTAAGATTAGCAAACTTTGCTTTTTGTTCTTCTGAAGAAGCCCCTTCTCCAACATTCACCTCTTCAACTTTATACTCTAACTCATACAACCTGTCATAAACACCACTACCTATACCAATCACATCAACACCAAGCGTATCAGGCGTATCTTCATCCAAAAATTCTCTCGCCCACCCCACTATCTGCATTGTGTCCATCTTTTCTATCTGTTCTATCCTCTTCACCACTCCACCTTCTCTATAAATATAAACTGTACTATCACCACCAAACCTAGCCACATCCAATCCAGCCTGCTTGTGGTCGCCCTCACAACCTTCCTGTTCAACAGCCAACTCTATCCAATCTTTAGGAATTAAAGAATCTACTGCACCTCCTTTTGGAAACTTACACTTATAAAAGATTAAATACTCCAACTCTGACATTTCTTCTTTTGCTTCATCTAAAAAATCCTGTGTTATTCTTCTTTCTCTTAATGCCTGTTTTTCATCAACACTTATCTTATAATATCTATCATTTCTAAATGTCGCCCCAAAATGATTGTCTTCAAATGGATTTCCCAACTGCACCAACTTACCTTTTTCTACTCCACCAACCATTCTCAAAATTCTAGAAAACATCCCATCGGGTAACAAAGAAGATTCATCAATGACAACCATAGTAGCACCAAATCCCATCAACGCATTAGCCTCTTTCTTCACCTCTCTCGCATTGGCGGTCAGAATAAATATCTCACTGCCATTAATAAAAGTAATTCTGTTTTTGCTTCTCTCTTGCTTCAATCTTTCCAAAGAACCTGAAAACTCAATAGTTTTAGTAATTATGTTGCTATCAAAAAGATGGTCAATTACCATTCCCATGATAATTCCAGCCTGTTTTCCAGAAGGACCAACAATAAGTATCTTTTCTCTTCTAGAAACAGCCGCCATAATTAACGCCATCGAGGTAGTTTCCGATTTTCCATACTGAGTAACCGCCTTTACAGCCACGCGAGTTATATCTGGCTCATAAATAGCCTTAAATATTTCAGCCTGCCCTTCAGTCAGCTCGAACGGTTTCGACTGTCTGTTCTGGAAGAATGCTCTTGCCATTTTCTGATATTTGTTCAACTTCCGCTTCTTCACCATCTATTAAATGTATAATTTTATTAATTTCCTCATGAGGATTTATAACTTCTAATCTTTGTTTAGTGCCAAATTCCTCTGGCCACCTTCTTGCCAATACTTCTAAAGCCAATCTTCCATCTTCCTTTGACTGTATGTTAACAATCATTATCAACTTCCTCTTGTACTTAGCTATACTCTTCTCAACTTTCAATTTAAATTTTTTATCCTCATTTAGCCACCTGTAGAAAGTACCCTCCACCACGCCAGACAACATAGCCGCATCTTTTTTAGTCATACCACTCTCCAAATGCTTATAAAGCTCCTCTCTCATTGCTTGATTGTACTTAGCCATATTCACATTATATGCTATTTTCCAAAAAAATAGTAGCGCACTCTCTTTTCACACCCCGCCCATAACCTTCTTTATAACCAATTCTGCACTTCTTTTCTTATAGCTAACTATTCTACTTCCCCACTTATTCTCCAGCATCTCCCACCTCTTTCCCATTTCTTCCTTATCTCCATATTCCACCCCACCCTCACCACCACCCGTTCTAAAAAAATTAAAATAAATATAATTATTCCTTAAAATTCTTCTATGCTTTCTTAACTTCTGAAGCCAAAAATCCACATCCTCACCACTCTTCAACTTTTCATCATACCTTATACCATCTTCTAAAACCCCAACATCGCCGTATATCTGCCTAGTCAAACTAAACGGAGTTCCATTCTTGTATCTTAAATTATAGTCTCTGTTGTGGTTAAACCCACATAAACCAATTCCCATTTCCTCAGCCATGTTCATCAAATTAAAAATATGGTGTTTTATATCTTCTGTATTAAGCCTATTACCAGTCACCATATTTCTAACATAGGTCAAATCATCATCAATCATAAACACTTTACCAAATCTCTTTAAAATAGCATTTCTCTTCTTCGCAATATTTCCATCTTCTTCATCAGGTATAGAAACTACGTTTTCATAACTTCTTTTATACGCTTTTTCTTGGCTCTCAGGCACAACAACTACCGCATCTGGTAAAAGCTCTTTTGTCAACACATTGTCCATCCTTCCAAACGAGGGTATGACAATAGGACATTCTTTCATCACACTCCTTTTATTGGCACTCTAACCTTTGGGTTGATGGTTTCATTACCACCTTGGGTCTTTCTTTCTAAATCAACTATTTTACTTCCCCACTTCTTAACCAACTTACTATTCTGTAACATTTCCAAATCGTAGTTCCTTACCGAACTCAATCCCCCAGGAGTTGTTATGTGTCCACAGTTATAAACCCACTTGTTATTTCTTAAAATCTTTCTATACTTCCTAAGAACCTCTATCGCCATGTCATAATCTTCATTCATGTGTAAATCTACTGAATACCTTATTTTTGGGTCTATATTTCTTATGGCAGTAAATGGGCCTAACACAACATTGGTAAACGAAAATGGACAATACTCACGATACATTCTTGGGTCTATTAGCAAATTTACTCCCCACATTATTGTTCCCGCCTCTTTGCACATTTGAAACATATTCTCGGCAAATAAACAAAAATATTCCCAATCTACTTTATGGTGCGCTCCCCCCTCATGATACCCAACCCATTTAATGTCGTCATCTAACATAATTACATCTTCTCCAGGATAAAGGTCTAATACAGCATTTCTTTTCTTACTTATATTTCCATCCTTTTTGTCAGGAATGGTTTGTATATTAGCTTCTGGGTTCTTCTGCCTATACTCTTCTTCTTGGCTTTCTGGAATAACCACAATAGCTCCAGTAGCCCATTTTAAAGTTACTAAACTATCTGCCCTCTTATATGAAGGAATTACTATTTTCATTTTTCTAATATTTTAATCAACTTCTTACCGCTTACAACTCTCCCAACTCCTCTTGCTTCCGATTTATTCCCTGGCACCTGTTCAATTTTTAAACCAAGCTTCTCTCTAACAAATCCCCAATCAACTACATTGTCAAAAGTAAAAATCACATAATTTTGCGCCTCCAATATTTCTGACGCAAACTCCTCATCTCCCTCTACTGGTTCATCTACCTGAAACATCTTCTCCATCTCTTTATCATCAAATCCAACCTCCTTTAATTCTTCTTCATCAAAATTTGCCAACATATCAAAATCCCAATGTCCTAAGTTTTTATTTAACCTAAGATTCAATTCTCTTTCCCTCTTCTCTGAAAGGTCAACATACACAACTGGTGCAGACTTTTTTCCCATTTCTTTTAAAATATAATATCTCTGATGTCCTCCAACAATAACATTCTTTCTATCTTTATTTTCATTTACAATTATTGGTTCTACCATGCCAAATTCAGTTATGGATTTTCTAAGCTGAGCCGCCTCTTTCTTATCCATACCCCTTGGGTTATATTCTGCTGGTTTTAATAACTCTAACTTTACTTGCTTTACTTCCATATTTTTATTTAATTTTTAATTTTCTTTTTTCTATCTCCTTTATTATATCTTTCATTTCCTTAACGCTCAACTGCACGTCATGCTTATTCTTTATTTCTGCCAATCTCTTTTCTGATTCTTTCTGTCTTTCAATCGGGTCCATAAACCTATCCATATCATCTGGTAGATTAATAACAGGCATGCCCACCGCCCAAGATTGTAGGGTCTTGTTGTTAGATTTATACTTCCCTCTTTCATCACCAATCGGGTCTGGCATTAACACCGCATCAGCCTTTACAAGCTCCGCATGAATCCCTGGATAAGAATACGCCACATTAGTAACTTGTAAATTTTTATAGGCTAATGGAGGATTATAGGGCTCATTAGAAATCACAATTAGCTCCAACCCTTTTTGGATTAATTCATCAAAAGTTCTAGTTATATACTGCACGTTCTGTCCATACCCAAACCAAACCACTTTTGACATTCTTCCCTTGTGGACTTTTTTAACAGGCTTGTGCTCTGGAATATAAATTCTATCTGGTACACATTGCACCAATGCCTTAGGGCGCATTTTTCTTATGTACTCTGCCAAGGGTTCGGTAGAGGTTGTGACCGCATCAACCTTATCTATAAACTCAAAAACAGGCTTTCCTTCTAACCAATCGGGGTCGCACAAATCCATTATCATATTCCCCTTAAATTCATCAAGCATATTACGCCAGTAGACTTTCTGAAAAACTATGGTGTCATATTGCCCACCCATTTGATAATCTTCCGCCTCTGGCCAATAATTCAAAAGCCACTTTACTCTTATCCTTGACGAGCCAACAGAATTCTTCCTACGGTTGTCAAACTTCTCCATGCCACAAAACCCTATATTCTTTTTCATTTATTTATTTCCTTTTTTAATAATTCAAAATCATGCTTACTAACCAGCTCCTTGTTTATATCTTCCAATTTAATCTTACCAGATTTTATATCTTCAATAATTTCACCACGCTGTTCTGCAATTTGCACCAATTGAAAATTGCTATTCTGCAAATCTGTTATTCTTCCCTTGGCGTTCCTCCACAATCTTTTGTAATCAGTCTTTTTTCCCATCTTTTCCTTTCACTTCTTCACTTATTAACTGCTTAATGATACTCAACACTTTGTCTTGTTGTTTTTTTACCACATCTAATTGTGTCTTCTTCTGATTATGCTCTTTATTCATGGGTTCAGTAATTGTCAAATAATTAGTGAGGCCGTAATCTATTTCTATACGCACCACTTTTTCTAACACCTCGTTATAAATGGTAACAAGCACTTCTAGCTTTTCAGTTAGGCGAATTTCTCTTTTTTTAAGAACTTCATCAATAATCTCTTTCATTTCTATGTCTTTCATTTTTTTAATACTACTTTTTTAATAACGTCTTCCCATTGGTCTGAAAAAATTTGGAAATTAAACAACTCTTGGGCTGTCTTCTTTCCCGCCTGACCGATTTTTATAGCCAACTCAGGCTCATCAAGCACTAGGCGTTTAATTAATTTTGCAGTCGCTTCTGGGTTGTCCATAACTCTTGGGTCTTTTATCTCCTGTTTGCTTGTTAAAAATCCATTTACGCCATCTTCAATAAATGTAC